ATATTTACATATTATTTTCTAAATTGTATTTAAAATGCCATATTGTACTTTAGAAGAAGCTTGGAATGTTGAAGTTTATCCAGATGAAGAAAAAGAGCTAGTTAAACAATTACCTTCACCTGAAACATACGGCTATCCTAATAAAATATATGAACCTAATCCAACTCCAATGGATATACCACGTCCACAATATAGTATGAAAGAACATTTATCTGAATTTGAAGAAGATCAACAAAGGCGTATAGCATCAAGTAAAGTAAATCCATATTCAAAATTAATAGAAGAACTTAAGAGTGATAATAAAAAATTGAGAGAAAAAATTGAAGAATTACAAAAATATTCTAATAAACAACAAGATAAAGATAGTCTATTTGATGTAATTCTTTATATTTCTACGGGTATATTTGTCATATTTATGATGGAAAATATTACAAATATGGGACGCCGCTACTAAAACTTAAATGGTCTTGTTATTAAAGCCTTAATTTCATACTTATCATCTGTTATAGTATTATGATGTCTAGGTGAAGATACTTCAGTTGTTAAATGTGATATCATATTAATATCTTTTGAATAATCCTTATAAGGATTTACCATCATATCAGTTTCAATCTTCTTAACATATGGATTTGTAATATTTGATGGTATATGACCCCATGAAATATAAAGAATATTAGGATAACCATACATTACTTTAAAACCATTCTTTCTCAAGTTTTCTATTAAATAATCAGCACATTTTATAGAATCATATGTAGGTAATCCTGCTACAAAGTTAGGTATATTATATACGCAATATTGTATATCTCTTTCTGAACTTAGTTGAATACGTGTATGACATTTAGAGAGTATTTGATTATAAATATTAAATTTTTTAATTTCTCTTTCATCTTTTTTACGATTAAGTTCAAAAATGTTCAACATCTTATTTATTACATATATAAAAAACATAAACATTATTATTCACTTTTTTATAATAATGATTACTAATTTAGTATTAAGTGGAGGAGCACAAAGAGGTTATTGCTATGTTGGTGTAATACGATATTTAGAAGAAATAGGTATTTTGAATAATATTAAGAATATTATGGGTGTATCAATCGGTTCATTATTTTCATTAATAATCGCATTAAAAATCAATTATAAGCAGATTGGTAATCTATTAACTCTCGTTAATACAGATATGGGTGAAATTAATATCAATAGTATATTATCATTTTTTGATACATATGGTATAGATAATGGAGAACGTATAAATAAATTAGTAAAGGCTTGTATTAAGGTTAAATTGGGAAATGAAAATGCTACATTTAATGACTTACATAATTATAATTCAAATATGACCTTACTAATATCTGCTACAAACTTAACTTATGGAAAACGTAAAATATTTTCATATGAAGATACACCAAATGTAGAATTGTGGAAAGCAGTAAGAGCATCCTGTTCATATCCATTATATTTTCATCCAGTTAAAATAGATGACGATTTATATGTTGATGGAGGCGTTTCTTGTAATTATCCTATAGATTATTTTAAAAGTGATATTGATAATACAATTGGTATAATATTTAATGATATTTCAGAAGATAATGGTGCTGATAATATGACAGATAATATGGTTAATTATATTTCATCAATATTTAAGGTTATCATTTCTGGATTAGAAAGGCATATTATTAGTTTTTATAAAGAATATACTATAACTATAAATGTTCCTATGGAGAAAATGTTAGATTATAAGATGTCACGTGAGACGAAAGAGGAATTTTATGAAATAGGTTATAATGAATTTAAGAGAGAATGGATAATTAAATTTCCAGATAATATTCCAAGTGAAACTAGTAGTAACTATAATGAAGATTGGGAAAATGAATTAGAAGATATTCGTTCACATATTAACTAATATAATATCTTTATTTATACTATAAATGTGTATGGAATTATTAGAAAATCCTATTTTATATGGTTTAATTGCTGTATTTTTGGCAGTATATGGTCCACGATTACATCCAAGATTACCTAAAAATATTCGTTTATTATTTAATGCTAAATGGTTTCGCTTATTAATTATATTATTAATTGTATTTTTATCATCACACGACTTAAAATTGTCATTATTGGTATCATTAGCATTTTTATTAATTCTTATGTTAGTTGATGGTGCTGATATTAGAGAACATTTTGAAAGTTGTTTAAAGAAAGAAGAAGGGAGATGAAGATGATAATAATTTTATGTCTCATTATAATATAATTAATTATGCAAAAGTGGCTAACTAAAAATTTAATTGAAAATACTTATGTATTTGCTGTATTATCCGTATTTTTAGCAATGTATGGACCTCGCTTACATATGGCATTACCACGTTCAATCCGTTCATTATTCTCTAATCCGCTATTTCGTGGTTTAATTTTATTCGTCATTGTCTATTTATCTAATCACGATATGATTATGGCATTAACAATTACAATAATGTTTGTAGTTGTAATGTATGGTGTTCAAATGAGTAATTTATTAGAAGGTATGTATGTTGAAAATTTTGAAGTTTATGGTAAACCTGTTGCTGATTGTTCAAATTATGAAAATGACAATTTAGCACAACCTGCTTATCCTTCAAGCTGAATCATTTGATGAATCATCACTTACTGTTGATGTATTATCAACCGGTTCAACTCTTTCTAATTCAGGACGAGTACATACATCACCTACACAATTACCAGGCATTTCTTTCTTTGGAAGTTGACAATTATCACCTTCACATTTAGGACTACCCTTCTTGTATTTATTATATACTACATAGCATACTCCACAAACTACAAGAACTGCTAGAGCGATTAAACCTAATAAAACGTATTTTTCCATATTATGTTATAATCTATAAAATTATAAAATAATATTACTAATTACGCACTAAATTATATTAAATATTTGCTTACAGGTGATAAACTACGGTAAACTTTCTTTCTCTTTTTATTACTAACTTGCTTCTTTTTAGAAACTTTTTTACTTATTTTTTTACTAGCTTTTTTACTAGTTTTTTTACTTGTTTTTTTACTAGTTTTTTTACTTGTTTTTTTACTAGTTTTTTTACTTTTACTATTTTTTAATACAATCTTTAATAATATTTCTTTTAATGATTTACCACCACCATTCAATAAATATTCATCTAAAGAAGGTAAGTTTTCATCATCTATTTTTTCAACTTTATTCATCTTATTATAAATATAGATTTAATAGCGTAACATAGTTTCTAAATAACTCATCATATCTTTTTCTGTTCTATTACCTTCATATGTATAATTCTTACCATCTTTTGTAAATATTAAAGTTGGATAACCTTCAACTTTATATTCACGTGCCATATCCTTATTTTCTTCCGCATTAATCATCTTAACTACAATCTTTTTACCATTCAATTCACCAGATGAGCAATTATCCATAATTTTCTTGAATTCAGGTTTAGCGTGTGTACAATGAGGACACCAATCAGTATAAAACATCATAAAACTTGATGGTGTAGCTAAATCAGTAAAACTTTCAGTCTTTCTTGATTTTAATGAAGATGGACTACGATATAAATAGATACCCAATAAAATTAATATAGCAACTACTATACCACATAACATATAAGTTGGAATAGATTTAAATAATCCAGTAATTTTCTGTAAAAGTTTCATTATATAATATAATCATCTAATTTTTTCTTTTTTTTATTTTGGTTTATAATGTCTAAATACGACATTACAATCTTCATTACTTGAATATAATGTTTTTACTATCTTAAAAATATAAAATTTATGTTCATATTGTGGGAAAAAAACATCACATTTATAATCTTTTAATAAATTTGTAATATATAAATTATCAACAATATTCATATATTTTTTATAAATTTCACTTCCACCAATAAAAAAGATTTTATTAATATTATTCATTTTATTAAAATAATCTATATAGTAATTTAAATTACCTTCATTACAATAAATCAAATTATCAGTTGAATTATAATTTTCTGGATTATTTGTTAATACAATATTAATTCTATCTTTTAATGGCCGTCTACTTGATGGTATAGAATCATATGTTTTACGTCCCATTACTACTATATTATTTAATGTAATATCACGAAAATATATTAGATCTTCACTAATATACCAAGGAATACGTCCTTCATTACCAATTCCGTAATGGTTATCGTGTGCTACAATCATATTATATTCAATATTTTTATTAGAAAATATATTATCGTGTGATGACATATTTTATAATCTATCATTATTATTTTTAATTTAAAAAAGAGAAGTTATATTTTCAGGTAATGGTGTAATTTTTGTTTTATACCATTTTTGTAATCTATCTATAATAGGTGTTTCACTTTCTGTTACAAAATTGATAGCAACACCTTTACGACCATAACGACCAGTTCTACCGATACGGTGTATATAGGTTTCACATAATTTAGGTAAGTCATAATTGATAACAACACTAACTTGTTGAATATCAATACCACGAGCAATAATATCAGTAGTTAAAAGAATACGAGTTTCTCCTGTTCTAAATGATTTCATAACTTTTTCACGTTCAACGTGTTTCATTTCACCATGTAATAATGCGACTGAAAAGTTTTGTTCTTCTAATTTTTCTTTGATATCTTCAGCTTTTCTACGTGAATTTACGAAAATAATAGTCATATTTATTTTAAGTCTTTCATATAAATCTACTAAAGTTTCTATTTTCCAATTTTCATTATCAACTCCAAGATAGAATTGCTCAATACCTTCTAATGTAACTTGTTCAGGATTTACTAATATACGTACAACATTATCGGTCATAATCTTATTAGTTATTTCTAATGCGGATTCAGGCATAGTAGCACTAAATACACAAACTTGACATTGTTTAGGAACAAATTGGAAAATTTCATATAATTGTTCTTTAAAACCCTTAGAAAGCATTTCGTCTGCTTCATCAATAATTAAACATTTCAATTTAGTCATTCTCAATACATATCGTTTAATCATATCTTGGATACGTCCTGGTGTGCCTACAATAAATTGAGCACCACCATCTAAGGCTTTTTTATTACTTTCAATAGATACACCACCGATTAATAGCGCACTTTTCAATTTCATATATTGTGATAAACAAGTGTAATTATAATATATTTGTTGTGCTAGTTCGTGATTAGGACATATAACTAAGACTTGCGGCCTTTCTATAGTCTTATCAATCTGGTTTAATGAACCAATTAAAAAAGTTGCTGTTTTACCTGTTCCTGATTGTGATTGTGCTATTAGATCTTTATGTTCTAACATTGGTTTTATAGCTTTACGTTGTATCGGTGATGGAATTTCATAACCCATAGAGTAAATACCACGTAATAAGTCTTCATTTAATTTTAAATCGTCAAATGATTTACATTCATAAATGACGGATTCTTCGGTTTTAGCATTTTCATTTGTTTGTGATGACGATGACATCTTATATTATAGTAATGTAAGATATAATCTTTAAATCATTATGTATCTCTTTTTATTTTTCAAAAGATGAATATGCTTGTGCTAAATCATATGAATTGGAAGCTTGATATGGTAAAGTATCAGTTTGTAAAGTTTTAGCTAATTTATATGATAAAGCGTATGCTTTTTGATTTTGGTCAACTATTGTATCATCTGTATTTTGTTTTATGGTTGGTTCAAAATGTTCAAATCGTTTATTTTTTCTACAAGCACTAGTCTTCAATTGTTTTTGATTATTTTTTTGAACAACTTTTACACTTTTATTTTGTGTAAATTTTTCCTCAATAATATGTTTTTCTTTATTATCTAAATTGACATATATTGTATTTTTTTGTTCTGGTAAATTTATAATCGCATCTTTCAAACGATAATCAACTACTGATGCTATAGTTATACCTAAATAGTAGCCAAAGAGTAAGATTACAAAAAGGCCTATTATTATTTGTTGCCACTCTTTCATATTCTATTATTATAGAATAATTTATTATCCATAATAATATTAATATAATAAGATGTCAGCAGAACAGAGTAAATGTATTGTTGGTAATAAACAGTCGCCGATAAATATAATATCAGCTAATGCGAAACAATGTAATACTTTATGTAATTTACGTTTCTTTTATAGAAGTTCATTATGTTCTATTGAAAATAATGGGTTCAGTTTTACAATTCGTTATGATCCTGGTTCAAGTGTAGTGTATAAAGATGAAGTATTTAGTTTAGAAAGTATAACTATTACTATACCATCATCACATAAGATAGATGGTAAATCATATAATGGTGAAATTATGATAAATCATCGTAATACTATTAATAAGAATTTATTGATAGTATCTGTATTTTTACAATTAGATAATAATGAGATAGCTAGTGCTTCAAAAGGATTTCTTGATGAATTTGTTGATATTATACCTAGTAATAATAGTGCTAAATTAGTGAATCTTGGAACAGAATGGAATGTTTTTGATGTATTACCAGAAGATAAAGGTTTTTATACATATCAGGGTTCTATAATAAGAGAACCTTGTACTGAAAATGTTACTTGGGTAGTAATGGCAAATCCTGTATATGCGAGTTTGAGATTTTTTGATAAGATGAAACAGTTATTTCCAAATGAGAGTAATCGCGGAGCAAGAAATGATGATACAAGAGATGTTTTATATAATTCAAATACAGATAGAGCAAATAAAGAGAATTATGGGTCATCTATGAGATGTTATGATGATTTAGCATTTAGAAGTCAATGTTCATTATTATCTAAAAATGCTTTAGTACAAGAACAAACTGACAATTCATTAATGTATATAATTCTATTTATATTAGCAATAATAGTTATTGTATTACTTATATTAATAAGAGAGAGGGTGAATTTTATGGATAAAATGAGAAATATTGGAAGTACATTAATGACAGGTGTTAATAAAATGGGAAGTATGATAGATAGAAATGCGGCTGTTCAAAGATAGATAAGTTATTTTTTCTTTGAAGATTTACGTTCTTTTAGAGATAAACACATTTCTTTACATTTAGAAACTTGCGTTTTGATTAATTCTATAGCATTTTTTGTAATTTTATTTTCATCTTTCAATATTTTTAATATTTCTTTACACATACTCAGTTGTTCTTTTAATAATTGTATTTCATTTGTTTGATTTTCTATATGGTCTAATAAATCATCCATATAGTCCCGCTTTTTCCAAAAAATTGTTTCAAATATGGGTTCTTTATCATCTGGAAACTCAAAATGTTGTTTTTTTACATACCATTTAAAAGACCCACGAGATAAACATACTGATTTATCAGTTGTATATACAAGTCGTCCACCTTCTCTAAAACATTGTTTATGATTTGAATCTAATGTTACGTATCTTATTTGTGAATTTACTGAAACTTCATCTATATTGTCAATACGAACAAAACTATCAAGTAGTTCTTCAATTTCATTTTTTGTATATTCTTTTGTTCGTCTTTTTTTATTTTTTAAATTTATTATTTTATTAGACATCTTATAATATAATCATATTTTGACTTTTATAAAAAAAACTTAATAAGCTTACTCTTATTGTGTTTAAAGAATAAAAATAATTATATACCTATAATATAAAATAATCAATGGGCTTAGGTTATATGTTACTTGCTGTAAAGAGTGAGCAAGATAAATATTTAGTAGGTAATCCACAATTCACATTTTTTAAGGGTGCTTATAGACGTCACACACATTTCGCATTAGATCCTGTATATGTTCCATTTGTTGGTGAAACAACTAATGCTTATGGTCGTAAATTATATGTTGATATTCCTAAAAGTGGTGATTTATTACATCGTATGTATTTAGTATTAGATATTGAAATACCTAATCAAACAGATATTTCAAATGTCAATCTATTTGGCTATTCATTTATAGACCATATTGATATTATTATTGATGGTCAATTAATAGACCGTCATTATAGTGATTGGTTAATGTTATATATGGAATTGATGCAAGATAAACGTAAAGAACTAGCAACTGGTTTAATGACTGGAATGCATTCATCCGGTAATAATAAGAAATCACTATTTTTACCATTAAGATTTTGGTTTAATAATGATATAGGTCTATCATTACCATTAATTGCTCTACAATATTCTAATGTACGTATAGAAGTACAGTTAAATCAAAAGAGTATTCCAACAACATATGTATCTAATTTAACCACTACAGCAAATAGTATAACAAATACTAATCTATCATTAAATAGAATGCAAATTTTATGTGAATATATACATTTAGATAAAGATGAACGTGTATTATTTTCATCAAAACAATTAGAATATTTAATTACACAAGTTCAGTCAAGTTTGAATAATCCTATTCAACTTTATACGTCTAGTATGACTAATGATAAATATGAAGATTTAACACAACGCTTTGATTTACGTTTTAATCATCCAGTCAAATCTTTATTTTGGGGCATAAAAGATAACCGAGTTGACTTGAGTAGTGTTGATTTATCACACAATTTATTTGATAATACTACAGGTGTATTATATTATAATTATTGGAGAAATGCTAACTATTTACGTGAACAAATGAAAGAATGTAATTTAGTTATGAATGGTAAAGATGTTACTGAACCATTAGAACCACAATATTTCCGTTTTGTTCAAGATTATCAACATCATCTTAATAGCTCATTATTGAATGTATATAATTTAAATAGAACCAGTAATAAAGCACCTAATTATAAGGCTAATATATATCCAATAGGTATGGGTTTCTATAATTATAATTTTGCTTTTAATCCAACGGAAACTCAACCATCTGGATCAGTCAATTTTTCAAAATTAGAACAAGCACAATTGAAGATGAAGTTATATCGTGATACTGATAATTTTACTTACAGTGCTACATCACTAACAAGTAATTTAACTGCTAAATACATCAATATATATGCGTTAAATATAAATATATTGAGAATTATGAGTGGTAAGGCTGGTTTAGCATTCGCTACATAATATAGCTTTTTTTCATTTGATATAATAAAATAATACTATTATGTCAAACGCAAGAATTATGTTACTCGCAATAGGCGAGCAAGATAGTATGATTAATCAGAATGCTGAATATACTTTCTTTCAACGTGATATAAAAACTCATACACAATTTGGAACTGATTGGTTAGTTGTTAGAAATAATGATAAGAATAATACTAATTTTATTGTTGATAATATGGGATTAGATATACACGTTCCTATAAATGGTGATCTATTAACAGATGTATATTTACGTATTAAATTAGACGCATCTACTCAATGGGATTATTCAGGTAATAGTGGTTCTATGGCTACAAATACTTACGCATTAGAAACATTTGTAAATATAATAGATACTGTTCAATTTATACATAATAATAAAGTTATAAGTGAATTAGATAGTTTATATATTTTATCTTATTATGACTTATATTTAAATCAGCAACAGAAGAATGAATTAGTTCCTATGGTATCATATGAATATGCTAAGATTGGTGCTCAATCGTCAGCATCATCACCGTCATTTATAAACTTATATGTTCCTTTACCATTTTGGTTCCACAAATCACCAATGAACGCATTTCCATTATGGGCTATAAAAGATAATAATATTACTATAAGAGTTACTCTTAAACAATTTAAAGGACCATCTACACGTGCTATTAGAGATATTGAATGTTTATATAAATATGGTTTTTTAACACCTGAAGAAAAGGAACGCTTTACAAGCTTACCATTAGAATATATTATTAAACAGGTTAATAGAGTAGATAGAGTACGTGTTACTGCGAATAGCACTTATAAGGTTACTATACCACAAACACATTATATGGAATATTTAATATGGAATATATCATTAATGGAGGGATATCAAAATACCAACAATAATATAGCTTTTAGAAAACTGATAGATGGACTTAAGAGAGCATCTATAAACATTAATGGAAATATGTTAGTTGACACAACTAGCGATTATTATAAATTAGTTCAAAGATATGAACATTTTAAGTGTGATAGTGCTTTTAAGATTTATGAATATAATGATATAAGTTCCGCACAATCATTAATATTACATCCAAATGAATATAATACATATCCATTCTATTATTTAGATACTTTAGGTAGTAAATTTGTTCCAATATTACCATTATACACGTATTCGTTCGGTTTAGAACCTGTTCAAAATAAGGATACTGGTTTCTTAAGCACTGAACAATTTACACATAGTCAGTTAACATTAGAATTTAATAGTTTAAGTGAAGTAAGCACAGACCCAAGTGGTAATCAATTTGCAGAATGTAATGTATATTCCGTCCGTCATAATATTATAAGAATAAAGGATGGAATATTGAATGTATTATTCGCTTAAGAGTAAAAATTTCTATTTTCTCGTAAAAATATTTTCTATTTCTATTATATATTATTTAATTCAAAATGGCTGGTGGTTTAATGCAATTAGTTGCTTATGGTGCTCAAGATATTTATTTAACTGGTAATCCACAAATTACCTTCTTCAAAGTCGTCTATCGTCGTCACACTAACTTCGCAGTTGAAGCTATTGAACAAACTTTCAATGGTGCTGCTGATTTAGGTCGTCGTTTCACTTGTACTATTGCTCGTAATGGTGATTTATTACACCGTTTATACTTACAAGTTGATGTTTCTGCTACTAATACTTCTTATTCACAATTCCTTGGTTTCCAATTATTAGATTATGTTGAAGTTGAAATTGGAGGTCAAGTTATTGATAAACAATATGGTGAATGGATGGCTGTTTGGTGTGATTTAACTCATACTTTAGATCAAGCTTTAATGTTATCTACTATGGTTGATGCTACTAACGCATCTGCTACTTCATTAGACAGATTACATATTCCATTACAATTCTGGTTCTGTCGTAATCCAGGTTTAGCATTACCATTAATTGCTTTACAATATCATGAAGTTAAGATTAATGTCCAATTTGTTAATGCTACTGTTCCAGCATTAACAGCAGTTGGTTCATCAACATTACAATCAGTTACTGTTTGGGCTGACTATATCTTCTTAGATACTGATGAACGTCGTCGTTTTGCTCAAGTATCACACGAATATTTAATTGAACAAGTTCAATTCTCAAATGCTTTAACTATTGCTTCAGCTGCTTCAACTACTCAACACGAATTACGTTTCAATCATCCAGTTAAGGAATTAGTCTGGTTAGTTGACCCATCATCATCAAGTACTCCATTTGAAGGTTATGTTCAATGTTCAGATGCTTTATTACAATTAAATGGTCAAGACCGCTTTAAACGTCGTTCAGGTGATTATTTCACTAAAGTTCAACGTTATGAACACCATACTGGTGCTGGTCGTGCTTTAAGTTCAGGTATTACCGGACCAAGCACTCAATTTTCAAGTAGTACTAATGGTCTTTCTGTTCTTGGTGCAACTCACGTTTATTCATTTGCTCTTAAACCAGAAGAACATCAACCATCAGGTACTTGTAACTTCTCACGTATTGATAATGCTGTCTTAAACTTATCATTCACCGCAGCATCATCAACTTCAGGTGTTCCAGGTTCATCAGTTCCTTCAGGTGCTGTCTTAAAGGTCTATGCTGTCAACTACAACGTCTTACGTATTATGTCCGGTATGGGTGGTTTAGCATACTCTAATTAAGAAGTTTATTTATATGTCATTCTCATTACATAAATATTATGAGAATTACAAAAAAAAGTAGTAATATTATAAATATAAAGAAATATGGCTGGTGGTTTAATGCAATTAGTCGCTTATGGTGCTCAAGATATTTATTTAACAGGTAATCCACAAATAACATTCTTTAAAATTGTGTATCGTCGTCATACAAACTTTGCAATAGAATCTATAGAACAGACATTTAACGGAAATGCTAAATTAGGTAGTAGTGTAAGTTGTACAATTGCACGCAACGGTGATTTATTAAGTTGTTTATACTTGGAACTTGATGTTAATAATACTGAAAATATAGCTGAACAAATTTATTTA